GCCGGTGTCCGAAGAACCCGGGGGGGAGTTTCACCCCCCCGGTCCCACTGGGCTATTAACGCCCAGATACCTTAGGAGTAACCAACTCCACAGGCGTCACAGTAGCGAGATCCGGGAATAATTCCAACGGATCCCACGTTACTGCTCTTTCACTTCGCCCCACAGCAATGCCTTTCCCGAAGGATTGGCACCAACTGTGACGGGTGACTGTGAAGTCAACCTCATCCTTTTGATCCTTCTCTTTCGAGGGATCGTCGAGGATTGGGCGCTCCGACACGATTGGGGAATATAGAATCCCCCATCCGTGCTCGTCTAACAACTCCTTGATTATTGGAAGGTTGGGTATAAAGCCATTTTGGCACCAACCGGAGCTGTCCCGATGACTAGTGGCAGTTAACCACCAATCGTATGCTAGCTTACCCTTGGGGCCCTTACGGGCCTCGCGGGGGACAAGCATGCTTCGGGGAGAATCACCTGTTACTAGAGAAGTAACAGATTCGGGGTCCGTGCCACCATGAAGGTGCATCGGTATGACCCGAGCCCACTTTAGCCAGAACTTTGCCACACTTGGGGTGAATAAACACCCAAGCCCAACGCTGTCCCACTGAAGCAAGCGATTCAGTAGCCGAATAACACATGTCTTATGCGTTACTGGAGTCCTTATATAGAAAGGAGAAACGTCCCCACCATCGTAGTAATGTTTACCACAGCTTTCCCTGAACACACCCGTCCAATTGGATTTCTTTTCATTGACTGTGAAGCCAAAGAAGTGAAAAACCCGCTTGAGTCTGGGTGCTATCGAGGTTGGGCATATGATGTCATCACCGTAGACAGATATGATGCCTTTCTTTCCCGATAGATCTCTTACGGCCCTGGTTAGGGCCCAGAAGATCAAAGTTTCGAGTTGGAAAGTGAAGCCATTCCCCATAGAGGAGAACATCTCAGGAGTAACAAGACAACCGAATCTTCTGGTTTCCTTGCTAGGAGCCACCTCTACCAAGTATTCTTTTGGTATAAAGATGACTTTGCTCCGCAAATCATCAAGCAATTCCCACCATCCAAACGGAAGGAGAGAAATCACAAGCGACCGACTAATCGTATCGGATGCCGATGATAAGTCAACAGTTGCAAGACCCAAGTCAAGGGCCTTGCGCGCGAGTCGTTGGTTCTTCGATTGATCACGTAGATCAATCTTAGCGATCTTCTTCAAGCGCTTCTCTATATAGATACCTGTTAACCTCTGCAAG